CCAAGTGTTCCAAAGAAAACTGGTTCTTGTGCCTGTTCACCATCACGATAAAATCCAACAACCCATGTTCCTTCAACAGGCCCAGTTGGACTAATACCTACACCAGTTTGTGCAGCAGAGGTGATTGGTTGAATAGGATAAGCCCAAGGTAAAGATTCTGTTGGCATATCAGTTTTATCTTCAGTATGCCATCCAAGAATTCTAATTCTACATCTTCCAAGATATAATGGATCATATCGGTCTTCAACAACTCCTTGCCACCAGACAAATCCATCTTTCCCCATAAATTCAGCCATATATCATATCCCTTTATCTAAAACTATCATTACCACCACCAAGTCCGCCACCAAGCGTTATATTTTGACTTGGTGATTCCGACAATCCAGTTATTGGATTTGGTACTTGTACAGTTGGTGCTGCTGCTTCAAATGTAGAAGATATTGCAGACTTATATCCATCTTTAATTGCTTCAACGTGCATTGTATATTCATTCTGTGTAATTTTATGTCTTAATGAGGTAATCAAAAATTTACCACTATAATACTTATGACCAGCTCCTCGACCAGATGAAGCAGCCACTTTTGAATTTTCTGTAGGGAAATCAAATGAAATCAAATCACCAACTTCTCTTGAAGAATCGCCAGGAGCTGAAAAGTTTATTTTAACACTATCAAGTTGTAACCTTTGTGATATTCTTCTAGCAATAACATCTTCAACATGATTTTCTTTTATATCTTCTTTTACAGGAAATCCAGTAGAATCAGAATTTGTAGCCTGTTCCTTGGCCTCAAGCTGATTATCCTTTCCTATAGAAAACTCTTTCTTCGGCCCAGTATTAAGAGCTCCTGCTTGTCCAAAAGTTGTTGGAACTACTGATATGTGAGCTTCTGGTTTACCTAAAAAATCTGCATTATCTGAACACAACCTACCGATTTCAGTTGAAACAGATTCATCAATTTGTGTTTTTTCTGGATCACCCTCTTCTGTGTTTTTTTCAGATGTTACACTACCATCTGCTTCAATCACAGAAACAGTAGAAGGTGGTGTAACATAATGAAAATCTCTTCGGTCTATTTTCATTTGGATAAGGTCATGAGTAATAACACGATTTGCATACATACCTAATGCTACATTTTTCATCGTGTCAAAAGAATCAACTAATCTAAAACTGGTTACTGATTCGTATGAAGATTGTTTATTTTCTCCCATATTGGCTGGCATATACTTATACGATGCCACAAAGGGTTTCATACTTTCTTCAATCTCTGGATCATCTCTATAAATGGGAATGTGTGATTGTTTATCATTAGTAGCAGTCTCTAAACTAGCATTTCTTACTAAATGAGGATACTTTGTTTCCACAACACCCTGTTCTTCTTCTTTAAATAATCTAAAACCACCTAACATAAGAGTTTCTATGGAAACAAATCTAAATCCTTGTAGAGTTTGGTAAAAAACAAAATTGGCACCCTTTGTTTCTGGATTCGCGGACACTGCTTTTGATGCTAAAAAAGATATAGCTTTGAACGGATTCCAATTTGGAATTACTATTTCAGCTTTGTATCTTGTGGGTTCAACCAAAAATGGTTTTCTTGTTGCAGGTTGTTTTAGTGGTTTCTTCTTTCCAATGAAAAAATCATAAAATATATCTCTTGCCATATCTGCAAGAGTATAGAGTTTATCATTGTCGGCAGTTTTTGTATTTGGAATCAATTGTTTTGTTGGATAGATTTTTCTAACCTTTGATAATAAATTTGTAAACTGATTATCTGTTACAAAGTATAATTTAATAGTTCTAGAATTGTCTGTTACTTGAACTGGTGGATCTACTTTGTAAACTCTAAAGCGATTGATTACCTGTTTCGGTGCTTCTGATGCAGGAGGAGTACTCGTAGTTCTTGGCCCAGTGGTGGGTGGAAGAGCAGCACCCGAAGTAGAAAAAGAAACATCAAGTATTTCTTCTCCAATAATAGGAAACGATTCTATCAGACCCACAGTATCCGTAAGTGTAATATCACCAGAAACGATTGGAGAATATATATCTTCATAAAAATTTAATTCATGCCAAACACTTGTGGTAAGGTCTAAAAAATTAGCACCGGCACCTGTTTTTATATCAAGGTTTGCAGATGTTAACTTCATCGTAGTGATTCTAAAATCCCCTACTCTGGTGGGTTGCTTTAGAGGATTAAATGCGGTTTTCTTTTCCGTATCATTTAGTAGATCTGTCATTATCTAAATAACCCTCTAGCTTCATCTTGAACATTTTGGATGTACGCAACATCAATTAACTGAATTTCTCTTTTTGTTTCATTTAGATCTTGTTCGTATCCATAAGAATATATTATTTCTCGTTCATCAACAGCTGTCTCTGTATAAGTTTGATAATCAATTTCTAATTTATACGCTGAAACTGGATCACTAGTCCCTGTTTTTTCAGCTCTAGCTCTTGCAGTATATTCATAATGATGGATTTGAGATTTAGCTGTTTCTATTGAACCATATTTGCCTATCAAGTATTCTCTTAAATCTTTGTAACTGAGTGGCCACTCCCAATAAGGATCTATTATGTTATTCATAAGATATATTGCCCAAGTATAAATTGTATCTCCGTAATACTGATAAGAAAGAACATCTGGACGCATACCTTCTGGAATAATATAAGGATAATATACTGCTACATCATCTTCAACTGCGTCTTTCAACTTGTTTCTAATCAGTAAGTTGACAGCAACAGTATAGTCTGGAACTGTAGAATTATTACCAGATATATCATAAGCTATTCTTGGATAGTTTGAAAAAAATTCTGATGACATATTAATACCCCGCGTCTATATCTGCTTTAGTAAGAAGTTGTGTTTCTTTAAATGACATTGATATTGTAGTAGTTAGTGGTTGATCATCATCCAGAAAAGAAACAAGACCAGATGTTGTATAATCTGCAGCAAAAGATTCCATAAAACATTTATGAATTTTAAATAATGGTTTAGTAGGATCTGTACCATCTGCTGGTTTATTATTAACAAAATATTGTATTTCAAATTCGTCTGGATATGTTAAAGTAACAGATGATACCTCGTTAATTCCAGCTCCTGTACCAGTGCCGGGATGCATTCTTTTTTTGAAAAATTTAACTATATTAAAAATTTCTTTGGCTTCGTCTGCAGACTTTGGCACCAATTGAAAGGTGAAAGAGAAAGTACGAAATCCACCAGGCCCCTGATACACCACTGCTTTGTGTGGATTTAAAATTTGTCCAGTGGCCTTTGATATTGCTTGACCTCCTTGAGTACCAGCAAACCTTTTAAGGGCTCCACCGGCAGCTGCTTTACCCACATCCGCGAGTATATTTAATTTTTCAGCACCCGCTATCTTACCCTTTATTGCAAGGGCTGAAGCCATAGCTCCCGTAAAATCACCTCCTGCCATTTGTGCACCAGTAGCTTTCATATCTGAACCAGCTAATGCAATAAAACCTCCCATTTCTACATCACCAATACTTTGACTATATGAAGTTTTCAAAGCATCGGGGGGCATGTATAAAACGACTTCACCATTTGATGTTCCTCTTGCAGAGGTTGTTGAAGTATATGACCTTTTTGCAATAAATCTTATATAATGAGGTAAGCCAGGATTAGTATTTTTTGGATATGTGAAGGCATCTCCCGCTCCACTATTATTAGAAGCTATTGCCTGTTCAACTGACCATGTATCTGCCATTTTTTGTTCCTATAAATTAATATGTTTTATCTGGGCGGTTTCCTGCCGTTACTATATATTTATATGAGGATTAAGAAAGGATTTTATAAACCAAAAAACATATCCAAATATAAAGGTGACTACCGCAAAATATATCATCGCTCTGGGCTAGAGCTTACCTTTATGAGATATCTTGATGGTAAAGACAGTGTGTTAAAGTGGTCAAGTGAAGAGATTATTATTCCCTATCGCTCTCCCATTGATGGTAAAGTCCATCGTTACTTCCCCGATTTTTGGGTAAAGACTGCACAGGGCGAAACTCTCATAGAAATCAAACCAAAAATTCAAACCAAACCACCCAAGCCGAAATCTAATAGAAGAAGATTTATCCGAGAGGTCAAAGCTTGGGGAGTCAATGAAGCAAAGTGGAAAGCAGCGGTAACTTACTGTGAAGCCCGAAATTGGAATTGGAAAATTATAACTGAACAAGATTTAACTAAATATTAGTATTATGGCAGAATTAGAAGAAAGTTTTTTAGATACACTCAAATCATCAATCAAGACAAGTTCCGCGACAGCGAAAGCTAGGGCGGCGGGGGATTGGTTTAGAGAGAAAGTCAAACAGGCGAGTGCAAGTACTCGTATGAGAGCAGTGACTCCAAACCAACTTCTTAAAAGACAAGAAGACAGTAGTGCAGCACTTGGAAAAATGTTATTCTACAAGTATGATCCAAAGTTTGCTAAGAAGTTACCCTATTGGGATATGTATCCTTTGGTGTTTCCATTTGAGAAAACTAAAGGTGGATTCTATGGTTTGAATTTACATTACATTCCACCAAGAGAACGAGCAGTACTGATGGATGAGTTGAAGAAGTTCGCAACTAATAACAAGTTTGATGCAACCACAAGATTGAAGTTGTCATATGATTTATTGAAAGGTTTTGGTAGAGCAGTTCCATGTGTAAAAAGATATCTTGGTACTAATGTTCGTTCAAACACCGTGAGGATAAACGCAGACGAGTGGGAAATAGCAATATTCCTACCAGTTGAAAGATTTCAAAAACAAAAAAAGAGTGTTGTCTGGAACGACAGCGGAAAATTCTATTAATGGCAAATGTATTTGGTATAGAAACATTAAAAAGTAAAATTGGTGAGTTTGCTAAAGGAAATAGATATAATGTAACCTTCGCCAATCTTCCTTCTGGATTGTCAACAGCTGTAAACGAGAATTTACAATATTTGTGTGAATCTGTTTCACTTCCAACTAAAGGTATAGCATCTAATGCACAAGATATATACGGCCCACCAAGAGAAATACCTTACAGGGAAACATTTACAGAAGCTGCATTATCATTTATTGTAGATGATAAATTTACTGTAAAAAGGTTTTTTGACAAATGGCAAGAAAATATAATAAATCCTGAAACTGGTAATGTTAACTATTGGAACAATTTTGTTGCAACAATTAATATAACTAGATTATCAAATGATGCAACTGATTTTGAAACTGCAACAGATAAGTATAAGATAGAGTTGAGAGAAGCATATCCTTCTGCAGTTGGTGAAATTGCGCTGGGTCACACGCAGGGGGGAGAAATACTAAGACTTAGTGTGACATTTAAATATAGAAAGTGGATGACACTTACTTAATATTATAAAATAATGATTTGAAAAGGAGAAC